CATCCGGTTAAGGATGTGCCTTTGAAATTACCTGTTGCTTCTGAAGCAATCGCTGCACAGGATCGGTCGGTCGGTACGGGGCTGGAAGGGAACCTGGCAGGCTTTGCCGCATTCCGAGCAAACTGCGTCATACATCTGGCGCGGCGCGTTGTCGCGGTATCCGCCATCGCGGGAACCGCCTCTGGGTGCGCCCTTGCGAGCGACGCGGCAGGATTTGCAACGCTGCGGTTCATTCGTGAAACCCTTTTCGGCGAAAAACTCTTGCTCGTTGGCAGTAAAGGTGAATTCTTGTCCGCAATCTTTGCAGACGATGGTCTTGTCGCTGTACATCAAATACCTCAAATAAAATATTGTATGGTGCGGAAATACACCACACAAGTGCCACTGTACTGCTTTTTTCTGTGTATGTCAATCAAATGTTCCATGGAGGACACGCATGAATCCACTTCGAGCAATTTTTCACTCTCGTGATAAACCAAAAGACTCTCTAAACGGCAGTCGCTACAGCTTCTTCTTCGGCGGTACATCGAGTGGGAAGCCTGTGAACGAAACGACCGCAATGCAGATGACGGCAGTGTACTCCTGTGTGAGAATTCTGTCGGAAACCGTTGCGGGGCTGCCACTGAACGTCTACAAGTACAACGATAGCGGCGGGAAAGAGAAGGCGTTCAAGCATCCGCTCTACCGATTGCTGCACGACGAACCTAACCCTGAGATGACGAGCTTCGCGTTTCGGGAAACGCTCATGAGCCACCTTCTACTGTGGGGCAACGCCTATGCACAGATCATCCGAAACGCCAGAGGCGAGGTAATCGCGCTCTATCCGCTCATGCCGAACAAAATGACAGTCGACCGCGATCAAAACGGCCGGCTTTTTTATTTGTATCAGCGCGGGTTGGAGGATCCGAGCACACTCGGCAAATCGACACAAGTGTCCCTTTCGCCATCTGACGTGTTGCACATTCCCGGACTCGGCTTCGACGGCTTGATCGGTTACTCGCCGATCGCCATGGCGAAGAACGCGATTGGATTGGCGATCGCCACCGAGGAGTACGGCGCGAAGTTCTTCGCCAACGGCGCAGCTCCGGCGGGTGTGTTAGAGCATCCCGGCACGATCAAGGACCCGATACGGGTGAAGGAAAGCTGGAACGCGGCGTATCAGGGCAGTGCGAATTCTCACAAGATCGCCGTGCTCGAAGAGGGCATGAAGTATACGGCGATCGGTATTGCGCCGGAGCAGGCGCAGTTCTTGGAAACGCGAAAGTTCCAGATCAACGAGATCGCGCGCATCTTCCGTGTGCCGCCGCACATGCTTGCAGATTTGGAGAAATCGTCGTTCAGCAACATCGAGCAGCAGTCACTTGAATATGTGAAGTACACCCTCGACCCCTGGGTCGTGCGCTGGGAACAGAGTATGTGCCGGGCGTTATTCAGCGAGAGCGAGAAACCGACATATTTCATCCGATTCAACGTAGATGGTCTTCTCCGCGGCGATTACGCCTCCCGCATGAGTGGATATGCCACTGCGCGTCAAAACGGCTGGATGAGCACAAACGACATCCGCGAACTGGAAAACCTCGATCGTATCGCGCCGGAACTCGGTGGGGACCTGTATTTGATTAATGGCGCGATGACAAAACTTTCAGATGCAGGGTTGTTTGCAAACAGAATTACAGTAAAAAAGGAGGATTCCACTTGAAAAATGCCTTTTGGAACTGGGTGAGAAACGAGGACGGCACCCGCATCTTAACCATCGACGGAGTGATCGCCGAGCAGAGCTGGTTTGACGACGATGTCACACCGAGATTTTTTCGGGAACAGCTGAACGCCGGTACTGGTGACGTTGTTCTATATGTAAACAGTCCGGGCGGCGATTGCGTCGCCGCAAGCCAGATCTACACCATGCTAATGGAGTACAAAGGCAGGGTCACTGTCAAAATCGACGGCATCGCGGCAAGCGCTGCGTCGGTCATCGCCATGGCCGGCACGGAGGTGCTCATGGCACCGACCAGCTTGATGTTTGTACACAACCCGCTGACAGTGGCGATCGGCGACACTGAGGAAATGCAGAAGGCGATCGCAATGCTGGATGAGGTGAAAGAAAGCATTATCACGGCATATGAGCTCAAAACCGGCATGTCGCGTGCAAAGCTCGCGCACCTTATGGACGCGGAAACTTGGATGAACGCACAAAAAGCGATCGAGCTTGGCTTTGCGGATGGCATCCTGACAAGAGAGTCGGAACGTGTATCGGATCTCACGGTCAATAGCTATCAGTTCAGCCGTAGAGCGGTGACGAATTCGCTGCTCAACAAGTTGGAGCATATGCAGGCGTCAAAACAATCCGCAACGGAAAAACCGCCTGACGAAACGCCTGCAGAACCGAAATATCCCGCAGAGCCGCTGTTGCAGCGGCTTAATCTTTTGAAGAAATAAAGGAGAAGAATACATGAACCAGATTCAGGAACTCCGTGAAAAGCGCGCCAAAGCGTGGGACGCAGCAAAAGCATTTCTCGACACCAAGCGCGGCACGGACGGGCTTCTCGCCGCCGAAGACGTCGCGACCTACGAGAAGATGGAAACCGACGTCGTCAACCTCGGCAAGGAGATCGACCGGCTGGAACGGCAGGCTGCGCTGGATGCCGAATTGAACAAACCCACCGCTGATCCGCTGACGAGCAAGCCCACTCAGCCCGCTGCAGAACAGAAAACCGGCCGCGCGTCCGACGCATACAAAAAGGCGTTCTGGAACGCGATTCGTTCCAAGAACCCGAGACCGGAGATTCTAAACTCTCTGGTCGAAGGCACTGACAGCGAGGGTGGTTACCTAGTTCCCGACGAGTTCGAGCGTACACTCGTGCAAAAGCTAACAGCTGCGAATGTGCTGCGTCCGCTCTGCCATGTGATCCAGACCAGCTTCGGCGATCGGAAGATTCCGGTCGTTGCGTCAAAGGGCACCGCTGACTGGGTCGACGAAGAGGGCACCTATCCGCTCTCGGATGATACGTTCTCGCAGGTCGTGCTCGGCGCGTACAAGCTTGCTACCATGATCAAGGTATCCGAGGAACTGCTCTCCGACAGCGTCTTCAACATCGAAGGGTATGTTTCCGATCAGTTCGGCAAACGCATCGGCGACAAGGAAGAGGATGCGTTCCTCACCGGCAACGGCGTGAGTAAACCCATCGGTATTCTCCACACCACCGGCGGCGCGGAGATCGGCGTCACCACGGCAGGCGTTTCCGCGATCACGGGCGATGAGCTGATCGACCTTGTGTACTCGCTCCGTGCGCCGTACCGCAAGAGCGCTGTGTTCGTACTCAACGACACGACTGTGAAGCTGCTCCGGAAACTCAAGGATGGCGACGGTCAATACCTCTGGCGTCCGGGCATCACGGAAAACGCGCCGGATACGATCCTCGGACACCGGATCGTCACCAGTGAGTTCATGCCGGGAGTTAGCGCGGGGAACAAGTCCATCGCGTTCGGCGATTTCTCCTACTACTGGATCGCTGACCGTCAGGGCCGCACGTTTAAACGCCTGAACGAGCTGTACGCCACGACCGGCCAGATCGGTTTCCTCGCTTCCCAGCGACTCGACGGCAAGCTGATTCTGCCGGAAGCGATCAAAGTCCTGCAGCAGAAGGCGTAAGGAGAAACCGATATGGGATATAACGCAAAAAACTACATGGCGCAGGGCGGCGATCGGCTGGTGATCGGCGGCACGCTGGAGATTAAGGAGGGGGCCTCGGTGACGGGGCTCCCTGCCGCAACAGCATCAGCAGCGACGGAAGAAACGCTTGGTGGTGTATTTGCGGCGGCGAAGTCGGAAACGGACACTGTAGAAGCAAAGATCGGAGAAGATCATAAGCTCTACGTTCCGCCGTATACGCTCCCCGCAGCGGAGTCGGTCACGCTCGGTGGCGTGATGCTTACGGCGAATCAGGCAGCCAGTACGGCGACAGAGCTATCCGGGCTCGTTACGGAGTTCAATACGCTGCTTGCCGCCTTGAAGGCTGCCGGTGTCATGGCTGCGGACGAAGTAGGCGAGTCGTAAGAATATGCCGACGCTGCTGAGTAAGGTCAAAGCCAACCTAATTCTCGAGCACGACGCGGATGACGAACTACTGCAGCGCCTGATCGACGCTGCCATATCCTACGCCGAGAGCTACCAGCATCTGACTGCCGGGACATATGAAGTGGCGGTTATGCCGGCGACAACGGAACAGGCGGTAATCATGCTCGCCTCCCATTTCTACGAGAGCCGGGATGGCAGCACAGGCGGGTTTTTCGCGGACAACGTTCAGGCCGGACAGCAGGTATGGAACACGGTCAACACGCTGCTTCGTCTCGATCGTGACTGGAAGGTTGGTATATGAGCTTTGGCAAAATGAACCTACGGATTTCGATCGCGGTGGAAACGATAGTTAAGGACGCGGAAGGATTCGCGACGAAAACGGATACGGTGCTCGCTGGCATCCATGCCTATCGGGAAGGGCGGCACGGCTCTCAGAAATGGGTCAACCGTGCCGCCTTCTCGGAAGCGACGGATCTCTTTCGCTTCCGGACGATCCCCGGACTAACCGTGACGACAGAACATGTGATCCTGTGCGACGACGAGCGTTACGAAATCACTTCGGTCGAAGATATGAAAGGGCGCGGGATGTATCTCGAGGCTCTGGCGAAAAGAATTGAGGCTGCACATGGCTAAAATCTCAATTCGTATGCCAACAGCCTTTATGGATCAGCTGGCAAAGGCGTCAGAGAAAACCGATACCGCGATTCCCAAAGCACTTGAAGCGGGAGGGAA